AAGGACTACAAAGATGCCGTATTACAAGCAGCCGTATTAAACGGCAAGGACTTTGAGTATATGAGTGCAAAGTTTAACATTAGAGAAGTAGGGGTTAAGTATGACTTTAGCAAATGTGAAAGTCCTGCATACGATGAGATACTAAGCGAGTACAATAGTGCAGCTAAAGCCAAAAAGGATATGGAAGAGTTCCTTAAAAAAGTTCCGCATCAAGGACTTGATATTATTAACGGAGTTACTGGCGAGGTTACAAAAGTTTACCCACCTGCCAAGAGTAGCACAACAAGTGTAGCCGTATCATTAAAGTAATTAAAATATTGTACTTCTTTGCAATTTGCTTACCTTTGGCAGCGTTATGCTACATAGGTGGGCATCTTGCTTATGAGATAATGTTAAAACTAAGAAAATGACTTGGAACGATTTAACAGTTTGGCAGTACCAACAGATTTACCCAATAGTTACTAAGCCTGAGAAGGATTGGACTACCTTAGACGTGGAAAGTAAGTTAGTAGGTATAATCTTTAACCTTACGGACACCCAGGTAGATAGCCTAAGCGTCAAGCAGTTTAACAACCTAAAGGCAACCCTTGACTTCTTAGACGATAAGATAGAAGGGAAGCCTGTTAAGTACACCGAAGTGAATGGGAAGCGTTATAGGTTTATTTATGATGTGCAGCAGATCAAAGCAGCCAGATATATAGAGACAAAAGTATTCACTACCGATTTAGTTGGTAACCTACACAAGTTAGCAGCCTCAATGGTTATGCCTCAGCGAAAAACCTGGTGGGGTAAATGGGTCGATGATACCTACGATGCTGCCAAGCATAGCGATTATGCCGAGGACTTACAAGCAGCTAAATTTATGCACGTTTACCAATCCATTGTTTTTTTTTATCATGTATACAGAAATTGGATAGAAGTTTCACAGGCTTATTTGATAAAGGAGATGACGAACAAGGGAATGAATTTGGAACAAGCGCAAGAGGTGGTTCAAATTTTATGCAGCACTTTGGATGGCAGTATTGCGCCAAATCTGTTGCCGACCACGAAAATATCACAGTTGACCAAAGCTATGAGCTAACCACAATACAATTCTTAAATACCCTATCGTACCTAAAGGCTAAAGCCGATTACGATAAGGAGCAACATAGGAAACTTAAATAAGAACCCCATACCCCCCAGACATACCCTGCCATTTTTGGTGGGGTTAGTTATTTTTAGACCTTCCTTATATTTATTAGCGTGAGCATAAGTAAAGCACAAATACAGGCGTTAAGGGATAACTTTATACAAAGTTTAGGCGGTAGCTTTGATAAGTACAAAGGCGGAGATTTACCCGTATTAGAGGAAACACTTGCTTTGTATGGTCAAGCCTTTAACGATAGGATTACCCAAATATTAGATAGCGAAAACATTACGAGTTCTGGTAAATTGGCAGAACCTGCTTTGCCTATCATTAATAAATTCGGGAATGGTTACATTTTAAGCCTCGGTTACGAAGAGGGAAGCGAACAAGACAAATACTTTAGGTTTGTCAATAAGGGGGTAAAAGGTACAAAGAATACAAAGGCAGACAACAAAACACCTTATGCTTTTAAAACAACAAATAAGGCAGTTAATATATTAGCAATAGAAAATTGGCTAAAATACAATAAGCTAAAATCAGTAGCGGTTAAAAAATATACAAAGCTTGGAACTGAAGCAAAGGCAATACAAGGCAAGAAATCTTTAGCTTGGGCGATAGCAAGAAGCATTCACACTAAAGGTTTAAGGTCTACATACTACTTTGATAGAGCAGTAGCACAAATATTTAATAAAGAATTTATTGAGAATATAGCAATCGCAGTAGGTGGCGATGTGCAAATTCAAATCAAACAAGCAATCAATGGCAATAACAATAACAAGTAGCCCTGCACCCTATTCGTCAATGCACGATAATTTGTGGTTCGTATCAAGTTCTACCAATAGCGGAACTACAAACTTTAAATTTGTTTATGATGTATTCATAAACGGCAGCCAGGTTATTAGGTCTAAAGTATTCCCTGCTCCAAGTGCGGAAGGTAGCTATGGCGTGTTTAACGCATCTCCAATGGTGCGTAGCTTTGTTACTAACTACTTCGAGCCTTCAGGTAACTCAATACTTGTAGCTTCAAATGATAAGATAAAAGTAGATTATCAAATAAGAGTAGGCGAAGAGGTAAGCGGTGTTACAACTACTAACTTAGCATCTGGCAACTTCTCAGCTTACAACTTTGTTCCGCCATTGTTTGCCGATGTGTTTTTAACTAAGAACCAAACGCCTTTAGTACTATCGGACTATTACGACAATTTACTATTAGAAAACTTTACCGATGACTTCTTAACCGAGCGTGATACAGATGACATTACGCTTGAATACGGAGATAACTTTTACATTACGTTCCTACGAATAGCAACGGGCGGTTATTCTGCTTGGGTTGAGGTGTTAGCCGATGGCGATGTAGTTACCAATACTGTAAGCGGAGACATTACCTTAAGCGGTCAATTTAATATGTTTAACCTACAAGCAGGACACATAAACGATTGGGCATCTGGCACGATTATAGACGAGAATACTTACGGCTATAACTTCTATTTAAAAAGAGGTGGCGCACAAACAAGGGTTATTAAATTAAGACATAAGTGCTATCCTAAATACCAGCAATTTAATTTAGAGTTCCTAAATAGATTAGGCGGTTGGGATACAAAGAAGTTCGCCCTTGTGAATAGAAGGTCAAGCGAATATCAAAGAGCATCATACAGGCGAAGCGATTGGCAGCTTGTAGGTGGACAAATGACAAATATAGATGGATACAACAGGTATAACGAAACGACTTTTAACTATGCTATTCAGCATAAAGATAAATATAGGCTTACTTCTGATTGGGTTAGCGAACAAGATTATTCGTGGTTGGCTCAGCTTGTATCAAGTCCTATTGTATATATGGAAGTTCTTGGTGCATACTTCCCTGTTACCATAACCACAACTAACTACGAGTACAAGTTAGAAAGTGCGGATAAACTATTTAACTTTGAGATTGAAGTAGAAGTAGGAAAATACTTAACAAGCCAATTTAGATAATGATTAGTACCGAGATATACGTAGAAGAGCAGAAGATTGATTTATTGCAAGATATATCTACCGAGTTCACTTATGCCATTGATGACGTAAGCGAGTTCGGTAGTCGCAATACTTCTTATAGCAAAACAATAAGCATACCAGGAACTGCAAACAATAACTTAGTATTTGGTTACATCTTTGAACTTAACAACGCTAACTTTACGGATAATACCTTACCAAACGTAGGGTATAACTTTAATGTAAGTAAACAAGCCAACTGCAAAATCTTTATTGATAAGGTGCAGATATTCAAAGGAACATTAAGAATATTAGAGATAGTAATAGACAAAGAAACAATCGAATACCAATGCAGTGTGTTTGGAGAACTTGGCGGGTTTATTACTACATTAGGTAATAAAAGATTAACAGGTAATATCAATCCACAAGATGATTTAGATTTTAGTGCTTACAATCATACTTATAGCGTAGCAAATATTAGTGCGAGTTGGGATAACCCTGGCGGTTCTGGTTATTACTATCCTCTTATTGATTACGGGAATGTTAGTACAGGGCAGTACGGAGTTGCAAAAAAGGACTTTCAATACACAACATTTAGACCTGCATTATACGTTAAGGAATATATAGAGAAAATATTTGCAGGAACAGATTATACTTTTAATTGCCCGTTTTTTGATACGGCTTTATTCAAACGCTTGATAATACCGCATAACCAAACAAACATTACAACGCTAAACAATACAAGTTTAGATGCCAATGCTAATATACAACTAATCAATACAAACCTTAATACGTTTGTAGAGTTTACAATGGTAACGGCAGGTAGCTTTACGCTTGACGGATTAGGGCAGTTATTTACTTACACTGGTACTCCTACAATCACAACTGACATACAATTAACTTTGCGTGGCGATGTAACTAATTACAATCCAAGCATACCAGGGTTTTCTGTTATTTTAAAAAAAGATGGTGCAGAAATAGGCAGACAAGATTTTGATGCGAGTATTAATGATTTTATGGACTGCAATATTTTAGTTAGCGGTGTAAACTTTGCTACTAATAACACTATGCAGGTCGAAATATTAGGGAACGGCATTTTTCTAAATATTATTTTAGGAGAGGTTAAGCTAAGTACAACAACACCAACACAAGTACAGGTAAACTTAGGAGAAACAATTAAGGTAAACGATACAATCCCTAAAGGTATATTCCAAAGTGATTTCTTTATGAGCATTGTTAAAATGTTTAACCTTTATGTTTATGAAAATAAATTTAACGACAAAGAATTGGTTATTAGTCCGTATGTGGACTTCTACCCTACTACTTCAGCTACCGCTTTAGATTGGACTGATAAAATAGACAGAGCAAAGCCTTTAAGTATTAAACCAATGAGTGAGGTTAATGCTCGTTACTATAACTATAAGTTCAAAGATGATAATGACTTCTACGGGGAAAACTATCGAAAAAAATATAGCGAAGGATATGGAGATTATATTTACGATACCGAGTTTGACTTTGTAAAAGAAACCGATACTTTGGAAGTTATATTTGCTGCATCGGTACTATATCAAGCAACAGGACAAGACAAAGTATTCCCTGCTATTTACAAGAAGTCGAACACCAATAGTGCAGAAGATAGAATGGATAGTATAATTCGTATTATGCAAACAAAGAAGATTACTGGTGTAGCAAGTTGGAACATTATGAACACAACTACTAACTTGGCTTCTTATACAAGCTATGGTTATGCAGGTCACTTAGATGACCCTATTAACCCTACTAACGACATAAACTTTGGCGCACCAAAAGAACTACAATTTAGTCCTAATACTTATCCAACTACAAACGTATTTAATGCGTTTCATAGTCCTTATATTGCGGAGATAACAAGCAAGGACAGTAAGCTATTAACTTGCTTTGGTTTATTGGATATAGTAGACATTTTTAACTTAGATTTTAGTAAGTATGTATTTATTGATGGCGTATTGTTTAGGCTTAATAAAGTGGAGAACTTTAACCCAATGGAATACAACACTACTAAACTATCATTTCTTAAAGTAATAGAAACATCATACTAATGGCACAAGAGAACGTAGGTATAAATATACAGGTACAAGGTAACGCAGAACAATCAATAGGTAATGTAAAGAAAGCATTAAAGGAAGCAAATGCCGAGTTAATAAATGCACAAAGTAATTTTGGAGATTATTCCCAACAAGCTATTGCAGCAGCTAAAAGAGTAGCCGAACTAAAAGACAAAATTAGTGAAGCAAGGGAAACGGCTGACTTGTTTGACCCAGGAAAAAAGTTCCAAGTGTTTGCAGGAGCAATTAACGCAGTAGCAGGTGGCTTTACTGCCGTTCAAGGTGCGCTTGGTGTAATAGGTGTAGAAAGCGAGGACTTACAAAAGTCCTTATTAAAAGTGCAATCTGCTTTAGCTTTATCACAAGGATTATCTGCGGTTACTGACTCAGCAAAGGACTTTCAACGACTTGCTACAATCGTAAAAACAAACGTAGTAAATGCGTTTTCTACTTTAAGAGGTGCTTTAATTGCAACGGGAATTGGTGCTTTAGCAATCGGAGTAGCTTTAGTAGCTGCTAACTTTGACAAAGTAAAGAAGGCAGTTTTAAATTTAGTTCCAGGACTTGCACAAGTTGGAACGTTCTTTAGTAATATTATTACAAAAGTTACTGATTTCGTAGGCGTAACATCACAAGCAGAACGTGCTTTGGCTTCTTTAGAACAAACAACAAAGCGTGGTAACGAAGGTATCGAGGCGAGAATTAAAGTACTTACTGCACAAGGTGGAAAGGAGAAGGAGATATATGCACTTAGTAAGCAACAAGGAGAAAATGAGTTAAACTTTTTAAGAGCAAAACTTAAAACTAAGGAAGGCTTAAACCAAGACGAACTAAAGAAGTTTAGAGACCTTAAAACACAACAAGCGGTTTTAGATGCCCAAGAACAAAAAAGACAACAAGATGTATTAAAGGAAAACGCTAAAGCAGGAGCAGATGCAAGTAAAGAAGCAGATGCAAAACGTAAAGCCGAAGCAGAAAAAAGAAAAGCAGAAAATGAAAAGCTAAACGAGGAATTATTAAAAACACAACAAGACCGAAGGAAGCTACTTGCGGAAGATAACTTATTAACGCAAGACCAAATTGATAAGGATAGAAAAGATGCCGAGGAGAAGGCTAAAAAAGAACAAGAAGCAGTAAATAATGAAAGGTTAGCAAACCAAAAAGAAGTTATGTCTACTATGACTAACTATACTTTACAAGGTATACAAACCCAACAAAAAGCTGCCGAAACAGAAAAACAAATTGAGAAACAAAAGACAGATGATAAGCTAAAAGAACTTGAACTACAAAAGCAAGGAGCAATGGCTGCCCTTGATGCAGTTGCTACTATTATAGATCAAAATAGTGTTGCAGGTAAAGCTATCGCAGTTGCTAAAGCAGTTATGTCTACTTACGAAGGTGCGACCAAAGCCTTGGGTGCTTATCCGCCACCATTCGGAGCGATTGCAGCAGCAGCCACAGTTGCAGCAGGATTAGCAAACGTTAAAAGGATTGTTTCTACTAATATACCTTCAGCAAGAGGTACTGGAAGCGTAGGGGGTGGAGCATCTGCACCGAGTATAAATTCGGCAGCACCAATAGCACCGCCACAACCACAAGCAGCGACCACAAACCTAAGCAACCAGACAATTAACGCAATAGGCAACCAAGCCATTAGAAGCTACGTTGTGGAAAGCGATGTAACGAGTAACCAACAAAGAATTGCAGCTATTCAGCAAAGAGCAAGGTTCGGTTAAATGATAACAATTTAAAACCATTAATATTTAAGATTATGGACTTACCTGTTTATTTATTAGACATTAGCGAGGATATGAATGACGATGCCGAAGTAGATTACGTGGCACTCGTAGACAGACCTGCTATACAAAAGAATTGGAATGCCTTTAAAAACCAACAACGCTTTGAAGTGGTTAGCGAAGATAAGCGTATCATTAGTGGACCTCTTATGCTTGCTGACGTACCTATTTTTCGCAGTGATGCTACTTATGGCGATTACTATGTGGTGTTCTCTAAAGATACTATTTTTAAGATTGCTCAAAAGTTTTTCAAAAGAGGCTACCAATCAAACGTAAACTTAATGCACTCCCCTGACCAACAGGTAGAAGGCGTTACTATGTTTGAAAGCTTTATTACAGATCAAAGTAGAGGAATACAACCAATGAAGGGTTTTGAAGATGCACCTGACGGGTCTTGGTTTGGTTCGTTCAAAGTAGACAACGAAGGCGTTTGGAATGATGTTAAAGAGGGTAAATTTAAAGGCTTTAGCGTAGAAGGGTTATTTACCTACAAGACAAAGCCAAGCAAAGAACAAGAACTTATGAATGCAATAAAGGAAATATTGCAACGGGTTAAATGATAAACAAAATCTTTTATTAATATTTAAACAAAAAGAATGATGAACGCAAAAGATGCAATTATGCAAATTAGGGCTTTATTCGAAGATATGCCACAAGTAGAAGCACCTGCTCCTGCTGAAGCACCTATCGAGGAAGTACCTGTTACATTCGCAGAATATAGCCTTATGGATGGTACAAAGGTTATGATTAGCGAACTTGCTATCGGTGGCGAAGTTACATTAGCAGACGGAAGTCCTGCACCAATGGGCGAACACCAATTAGCAGACGGCACTAAAATCGTATTAGACGAAGCTGCAAAAATCTTATCAATCGAAACTCCTGAAGCTGAAGCAAAAGAAGCTGAAGAAGTACCTGCTGAATTAGGCAACAAGATTGACGAGAAAATGGCTGACGAAATCGCAAACTTAGTAGCTGAAAACGAAGGTCTTAAAACACAAGTAGCACAATTAGAGGCAAAAGTTAAGAATGGCTTTAGTCAAGTAGCTGAGTTAATAGAAGCACTTACTAAGACACCTAACGCTGAACCTATTGCGCAGCCAAAAAACAACTTC